TGCGCCCTTCGCCCCGTCTTCGGATCCACGATCGGAGGCGAGTCCCAGCGCTGGATCGACCCGTCGAGCGCCTTGTGCCCCTCACGGACGCGCGAGTCCCCAGACGTCGACCACTCGTACTCGACGATCCCGACGCGGGTCATCCGCTCCTGCGCGAGCTGCGAGTTCGCCTTCAAGATCTGGTCGACCGCGATCAGTTCGGCCCGCGACTGCGCGACCCCGAAGCGTTCGACGAGGGCTCGTGAGAGTTCCTCAGCTCGGATGCCCTCGGTCGTCGCCGTCGTCACGTACCGCTCGATCTCGCTGAGGTAGTCCTCCGCGATCGACCGGATGAGCGCGACGTTCTCCGATCGGAACCCGGCCATCGCCGTGGCGAGCTCGGGCGAGAGCGCCTCGGGCGCGATGCCGAGGACGCGCGACATCTCGCCGAGGTTGTGCGAGTTCACCGTGTCGAACGCCGCCTCGATGATGCCTGCGGAGATCGCGGACTCGACAATCTCGGCCATCCTCTCGCGGAGCTGATCGAGCGCCGCTCCGACCACCGTGTCGCCAGCCGCGTCGGTTCGGACGTCGGGTGCCGCCGCTCGAGCGACGACGGGGCCGATCGTTTCGCGGACCGCGGCGCCGAGTTGCTTCGTCATCTTCCGGAGCGCCGCGACGTAGGCGAGTTCGGCGCGAGTCGGCGGCTTCGGGGTGCGGGCCGCCTTCGTCTTCGCGGGCTTCCGCTTCTTCACGGGGCCGGCGCCGTAGACGAGGGCGAGGAGGTGTCGCATCCCCGCTTGGTGGCTCATGGCGTTCCGGACTCAACCGGTTCGCCCTTCACGCGGTTCATCGCGCGCCGGAGCTCGAGGTCGATCTTCGGAGCATCCGCCGAGAACGAGCCGCCGCCGAACCGAGCGACCGCGACCTCTTCGGGTGTGAGCACCCCGTTGCTGATGTAGATCGCGTCCGACTCCGCGACCGACTTGCGGTAGTTCGATTCCTCGGTGGGTGACATCTGCCAGAGCGAGGGCCACGTCAGGCACCAGTCGCCCGGCGTCGGGTCCCCGAGTTCGGCCGCGATCAGGCGGATGAGAACCTCGATCTGCGGGCCGAGCATTCCCTCGCGGTACGCCTGCACCGTGTCGTACCAGCCTCGCGTGTCGCTCTCACCAGTCGCGTTCATGCCGCCGGGCGACATGCCCCAGAGCTTCGTGACCGGCATTCCGACGACGCCGGCAAGCCACTGGAACGTCTTGTCGGCGATCGCGTCGAGGCCCGAGAGGTTCGCGGAGTGGTACTCGAACGACTCCATGTCGGCGTCGACGATCACCGCGCGCGAGATCGACCGCATGAGGTTCGTGATCTCCATGCGCCGCTGCAGCTCGCCCGATCGGCCATTCGAGACCATCTGCACGAGGTTCTTCAGTTTAAACACGGCCTGGTGCGCCTGCGAAAGGATGAGCCCGATCGAGCGCCAGTTCTGCGCGGCGTCGCGGATCGCCTCGATCGCGCGCGTGAGCACCGAGGGGCTCCATCCGACTTGCCGCATCCGCTCTTGCTTCGACGCGGGGAGGCCCTCGAACTTCAGGAGCCGGGACGTGTGGACCGTCCGCATCGACGCCTGCGACTCGCTGGTCGTGAGTGCCTTCGGGTAGACGTTCCATGTTGCCGCGTGGCCGTACTCTGGATCGAGCGGGTCGGAGTACCACCGCGCGGGGACGAGTTCCTCGCGTTCAAACGTGGTGAGCGCAAGGATCCGGGGGCGCGCCGCGAACGTGAGCGGGAGCGATGGATCACCGGACTCCGGTCCGAGCGCCATGAAGATGCCGCCGCCGCCGTACAGCCGACCCCAGCGTGCGCCTTCGATGACCCGCTCCTCGGCCTTGAGCGCGCGATACCGGCGCATGATGTTCGCCGCGCGCTCGGAGGCGTCCTCGGGAACCTCGCCGTTCGTCGGCCGAAGCTCGACGCCGATCGACTGCCGCATCGCATCGTCGATGATGATGTCGACGATCTTCGCGGCGATGGCGTCCTCGTAGTAGAGGGTCTCCAGCGTGGTCGAGGTCCACTGCGATCGGAGCGGAACGACCGTCGCTCGGGAGAGCGGATCGATAGAAGTGCCGAGTCCCGTGACCGCGTTCATCCAGCTATCGGCGCGAACCTCAGCCGCCGCGACCGGAGGGGAGGACAGCGCAGGGGAGGACGCAGCGGCGACAATGGGACGACGTGATCGACGGGACACGGCGACTCACCGTCGCCTGCGGGGTCGGGATCGTCCGGGGTCGTCCCCTTCGCGGACGGCGACGAGCGCGTCCGATTTTGGGACGGCTACCCCTGGCCCATCGCGGCGAGCCAGTCGGCCATCGACGCGCCGCCGTCCGCGATCTGGAACGTGAGGCTCGCAGCGTCGACCTGGTCATCGTTCTTTCCACTGGGGAACGCGTCGAGCTCGGCGATGAAGTTGGCCGTCCACGTTCCACGGAGCAGGAGCACGCGACCCTGTTCGACGCGGGCCGACCAGGTGCCGGCGTACGCCAGCTTGTTCCGGGCCGCGCGGATCGTGTGGACGCGGAAGCCCTTGAGCTCGTCGGTCATGTGGTCGCGAACCGCCACGCCGTCGGCGCCCGGGTCCTGCCAGAGACCGATCTCCACCTCGACGCCATCGAGCTCGGCTGTCCGCTTGATGAGCGCCTCGACTTCGCCGGGCGAACCTTGGATCCCGACCACGTCCGCGACGAGGTAGCGTCCGTCGGTGAGCACATAGAGCAGCACGCCGCGGGTCCAGTCGCCGCCGTCCTTCGTCGCCGCCCGGTCCCACGCCCGGATGCGGGTTCGGATCTCGCCAGGCACGCGCTCGACGAGTGGCCAGCACGCACGAGGAAATACGAGCCCCGCGGCGGCCCGCATGTTCCAGTTGCCGCCGAGGAGACGCGAGCGCTCAACGAGGGGTAGCGCGTTCAACTTGTCGCGGTAGGTTGGATCGCCCTTGGGATTGTCCTCGAGCTTCGCCGCGATGAACGTGAGCGAGAGCGGGTTGCGGTCAGGGAACCTCGCCTTGAGCTCGGCCTCGGAGTCGCCCCACACGAGATCATCGCCCTCGCGCACGAACCATCGGACGACAGCGGAGCGTTCCGCGATTGGGAGCCCATCCGGCCCGATCCACCAGTCGATGAGCTGCCGGACGAACGAGTCAGGATCCGGGTTGCATGTCGCGCGGACGTACGGCCGGATGCCGCAGGTTGATCGGTTGCGCGAGAGCAGAAACCAGAACTGCGCTTCCTCGAACTCGGTGAGCTCGTCGAAGTAGATCGCGGCGTACTGCTTGCCGGAGTGGGCGAGACGGTCCTTCTCGTGCTGCAAGTGGCGGAACTCGATGAGCGCGCCTGACGGGAATCGCCACTCGAGGACCGGAGACTCTCGGGGCTTCGCGCCGAGGCCGGGGTAGATCCCGCTTGTCTCTTCCCAGATCGAGCCAGAGCCGATGAGGCGGGTCGACTCGCGACGAAAGACGACCGCGCCGAAGCCCTTCCGGTGGACGTGACGGAGCGGGTCGAGGGCGGTCGCGAACGACTTTCCAGAGCCCGCGGCGCCGCCATAGATGGCGATGTCCGCCGGGGTCGAGAGGAACGCCTCCTGAGGGCCCATGTTCGGTCGCAGGACGATGCTCACGCCGGGTCACGCCCGTTGCTCGGGAGGTAGACCTGGACGATGGGTGCGCCCGTGATGTTCACGTCGGTCTTCACCGGCGCCGAGTAGCCGCGCATCTTCCCGAGTTCGACGGCAGCGGTGACGCGGACCTTCCACGGCGGGCTGACCTGGACCTGTTCACCCATCGCGTTCAGCTCCGCGTGCGACATGGCTCCGCGCATGACGTCGGTCAGGAAGGTCTGCACCTCCTCGGCGGTAGCGATGGCGCTCGAGCGGACCTTGTCGGCGTAGGCCCGAATCGCGGCCGATACCTCAGGAATGCTCAAGATCTCAGAGGCCTGAGACTCGAGCGTCCGCTGGTTCCCCGAGTACCCAGCGAGCCGAGCGGCCTCGGTCGCGTTGCCCTTCGCCTCTCCGCAGTAGGCCTCGACGAACCTCTTCCGCTTCTCTGTCAGGCCTTCACGCACGGGGACCCTCGATTCATCCGACCCTACTGGACCCCCGAACGATCGTCCGAGGCGCGGGTACCGTCAGGGG